GATGCCCAGAGGCGACCACCATACATAGTCTAATCTACCAGCCGCAAGATCGATCCAAGGTCCGTTTGCTAGAGCTTCGATCACACGTGGAGAATTTCCCTGATGACGGCCACCCAGAGGAGCTAGAGGACCTTCTAGACCAGCTCAGGATAGAAGAGTCCACAGCTGCCAGCCCGAGCTTCAAGCTCAAGTCCGACAGCCCACTGCGATACGCGTCCCTCTGTATCATCGACGAGTGCTCCATGATCGACGAGGCAATTGGCAAGGACCTGCTGAGCTTCGGCGTACCCATCCTAGCCCTGGGGGATCCTGGGCAGCTGCCACCCGTCTTTGGGCAAGGCTACTTCACAAACCCCAAGCCTAGCCACTTACTCACGCAGATTCACAGGCAGGCCAAGGACAGCCCGATCATTAAGCTGGCCACCACTGTCCGCACTGGTGGCTCACTCACTGTTGGCAAGTACGGTACTTGCGAAGTGATCGCTAAGTCCAAGACGCCCGAGGCCAAGGCCCGAGTGCAAGAGCTTGTCATGGCTGCCGATCAAATCATCGTTGGTCGCAACAAGACTAGGCAGAACATCAACCGACGAACACGAGAGGTGCTGGGCTACCCAGGTGGCATACCAGTCCCCGGTGACAAGTTGATCTGTCTGCGCAACAACCACGACCTCGGCATCCTAAACGGATCACTATGGGAGGTGGAGGAGATCGACGTGTTCACTGAGGATACGTGCCAGCTCACGGTCAAGCCTTACCAGACCGAGGGGGAGTCGGTGACATGCACTGCGCACATGCACCACTTCCAGCGAAGGATCAAAGAATTAGACTACTGGGACCGGCGAGACGCAGAGGAGTTTGACTTCGGCTACGCCATCACTTGTCACAAGAGCCAGGGCTCACAGTGGGACAATGTTCTGATCATCGACGAGTCCGATTGCTTCCGCGGGAACGCATCGAAGCATCTCTACACAGCGATCACACGAGCAGTCAGGACAGTAACGGTGATTATATGACCAAGGAAACAATCCTCGCCTCTCTAGACAGTCACGAAGGAGTCTATCCCGGCGATGTCACCGTTGAGGCACTAAGGGATGCCGGTTGCATGGACACTCTCATGCCTCTACCAGATAGTTTTGGTGAACGTATTGGGTACATAGGAAATCTACTAGTTCAAATGTGTTGCGGGGTACGAGGAAGAGACGAGAGATTGATCATGGATTTGCGAATGCTTTCGGCATCTCTCAGCTATCTTTTGAACTCGACATCTTTCCAATCTACGGAATATTTTAATTTTGACAAGGTTGCAGTAGACAAAAAGTTGGGACGACAATAATGACCAAGAAGGAACGCGAGGCTTTCGCCAAGATGCTGTACGAAGCGTACAACGACAATGCCGATGGGCAGATCAGCTACGAGTCGTTGGCACACACTCATGGCAAAGCCATGAGTACGATCCACAGGCTGGTGAATCAGCACAAGGCGAAGCTGGAGGAAGGCTAGTGCAGCAACTTCCATTCGATGCGTTCCTTCCACACAGCACGTGGATAGCCCCCCGTGTCTGTGATCTTCCTTCGTGGAAGGGTGTGCCTCGTGCCTGCATCGACATCGAGACAAAGGACCCAGACCTTAGAGAGCTTGGTATCGGTGTGCGCCGTGACGGTGACATCATCGGGGCGTCATTTGCGTTCGAGGATGGCCAGGGGTTCTACCTCCCGTGGGGCCACGCTGGTGAAGGAAACCTGGACAGAGAGCAGTGTCTCCAATACCTGAGAGATCAGGCTGCTGTGTTCGAGGGTGTGCTCACTGGTGCCAACCTCCCATACGACCTCGACTACCTGGCAGAGTACGGTGTGATCTTTCACCGTGCAGAGATCAGAGACATCCAAGTTGCTGAGCCTATACTCAACGAGCACCGACTTCGGTACGGTCTTGACACACTGTGTGAAATCTACAACCTGCCTGGTAAGGACGAGACTCTACTGCGCGAGGCTGCCTCCGTCTTCAAGGTCAACCCAAAGAAGGGGCTATACCTCCTGCCAGCGAAGTTCGTTGGGCTCTACGCCGAGCAAGATGCCCACGCTCCGCTGCGTATCCTACGCAAGCAAGAGCGTTTGATTGAGGACCAAGGACTCTGGAAGATCTATCTGTTGGAGTGTGCGCTCACACCTATACTGATCAAGATGCGCCGACGTGGCGTGCTTGTAGATCAGGATAGGCTGGCTATGCTCACCACCCACGTTGAGAAGATGAAGATAGACATGTGCAAGGAGATCAATCGCCACACACCGATACACCTAGCACCTACGGATCTAAAGAAGGCTGCCGCCATCGGACCCATATTCGAGTTCCTGGGGATAAAGGTTCCTCGCACAGCGAAGACCAAGCAGTTCTCCATCGACAAGGACTACCTGGACTCGATTGATCATCCCGTAGCTAAGATGATTAAAGAGGCTCGGGGCATGGATACAATGCACTCCTTCTGTAAGGGCATCCCCAGGCACCTAACGCCGTCGAGCCGTGTCCATTGCACGATCAACCAACTCAAGTCAGACAAAGAGGGTGGCGGCACAAAGGGTACCGTATCTGGCAGGGTGAGTTCTCAAAATCCCAACCTGCAACAACAGCCGATCAGACACAAGACGCTTGGCGCTGTGTGGCGCGGCATCTACATGCCAGAGGATGGCTGCAAGTGGACCTCGTGCGATTACTCGGCCCAAGAGCCACGGCTCACCATCCACTACGCAGAGCTTACCGGATGCAAGGGTGCCAAGGCTGCGGGCGACAGGTTCCGCAACAACCCGAACGAAGATGCCTACGCACACATGATGAAGGTCACTGGCATGGATCGAAAGACCTGCAAAGTGATCGTGCTGGGCTCTAGCTACGGCATGGGCGGGGCAAAGCTATGCGACAGCCTTGGCTACCCGGTAGAGACAAAGAAGATCGAAGGTGTGTGGCGACGAGTTGCAGGGCCACAGGGCCAGGCAGTCATCAACAAGTTCCACGAAGAGGTGCCCTTCATTAGAGAGCTTGCTCGCAAGTGTGAGAAGAAGGCAAAGAACGTCGGACTTATCACCACGCTCCTTGGTCGGGGGATCCACTTCGAGAAGGATGACCTTGGCAACTTCGAGTACACCTACAAAGCTCTCAATCGTTTGATCCAGGGTGGGTCTGCCGACCAGATGAAACAGGCCATGGTAATTGCCGACAAGCTAGGCATCAAGATCCAGCTCCAGGTACACGACGAACTTGACTTTTCATCTAAGTCACCAGAGGAGGCAGAAGAACTTGCCCAGGCTATGCGAGATGCAGTGCCTTTACTTGTGCCCAGTGTGGTAGACACCGAGTCCGGCGACAGTTGGGGTGAAATCAATGAAGATGGTAGGGCTCAATGTGAGGCGTTCTATGGAAAGGTTGCGGCATGATAATCAAACAGACGTTGCGTATCGGGCAGGAGCAGGAGTGTGGGGAAGAATTCTTCAAGGTGGTTCCAGATGAACCCGACCTAGTGGAGTCACTGCAAGAAGCTCTGGACGTGATCTACAATAACGTGGAGGGTTACGAGCGCTACTTCACTTTGGCATTGGACACCGACCTTAGAACCGTCGATGTATTGGAGGTAGTATGAGCGAGAAGAGATATGACAATCGTACTGAGGAAGAGATCATTGCAGACCTGGAAGCACGTCGCAAAGTTCACGTTTTCCAGACCACTGAGGATGCCCAGGCTTGGAATGCCTCGCGTCCAAAGAGTCCTCTAAGCAAAAATCACTGGAGTCACAAGGATAACAAGATCAAACACGTTCTAATGATGGGGGCTGCGTGGAAGCGTTATGCCAAGCGTCTACACAAAGACGTACAGCCTGTGTTGGATGGGGTGCATGAAATGCGTGCCACGATACGAAAGCAAGAAGAGGAGATCACATCGCTACGGCGCATGATGATCTACTGCGAAAGGTGCGTTTCTCAGCCAGGTAAGGAGTGTAAGTCCCACTGCACTCGCGACGGAAGCAGGGATAGCTGCCCATGAACGAATCGGCCATGCGGCAGATCGTAGTGCGGGCGCTCAGTGGCTTGGATGGATTCTCTGTGGAAAATCCTGTAAGGCCAGGTACCCCCGACCTGAATTACATTGAGGGGTGGGTTGAGCTAAAGGTCCTACACCAGTGGCCAGCGCGAGCATCAACAAAGATCAGAGTCCCGTGCTTCACAGCCCAGCAACGAGTGTGGCTCAGGCGACGGTGGGAGCGTGGAGGGGCAGCCTACTTCCTGATCTTGATAGACGATGACTGGTTACTCTTCGACGGAGACGTAGCTGGGCGATTTATTGGGAAGTATGACAAGAACGAAATGATAGCGGCGGCTCGCATGTACGGCGAGGGGTCCTTGGACAAAGCAACACTCTACCGGATATTAAAAAATGGCCGAATTAACGCTACTAACAACAAGTGATCTAACTAGGGGCGAGAAGCTCTACATCAAACGCAAGCGCCTGGGACTATCCCAGATTGAAATGAGTGTGGACCTTGGTGTGATCCACTCTCAGTACCGTGCCATGGAGCAAGACGTTGAAGGTGCTGAGCCTCCCTACATATCGCTCGGTACGCTGCTTGAGTGTGAGGCGTACTGCGTGAAGCGTGTCCGCTTAGGGATTAACAAGACAAAGCTGGCGGCAGAGATTGGTGTGAGCATCTACTGGCTCAGGCAGATGGAGCGTGGTGATGCACCGATCAAACGATTAGCGGAATACTGGGAGGCTATGTAGGTGGGATTCAAGGACAAAGAGACTGAGCGTGCCTACATGGAAGCTAACCGTGAGAATCGTGCAGACATGACAAAGCGTTGGGCTGATAAGAATAAGCAGCGTGTCAGGGACTATAATAAGGCTTACAGGTCAACACCCGAAGCAAAGGCTACTCGTGCGGCCAGGAGAGTCCGTAACAAGGAGCAGATCAAATCTCGTGCAGCTGCATACTACAAAGAGAACAAGGCAAAGATGGATGCCAGCAACAAATCATGGCGGGAGAATAACAAAGAGAAGACTGCTGAGATTGGCCGACTCTGGCAACAGGCCAATAAAGAACACCGTGCAGCTTATGGAAAGTCTCGGGCTAACCACAATAGGGCGAACTCTTACGGCATCAGCATCGAAGACCTATATGAGATGTACGATAGGCAAAATGGGTGTTGTGCAATATGCCTAGTCCCAGAGGAGAAAGAAGTGCGAAGGCTGGCCATTGATCACTGCCATGACACTGGCAAAGTGCGTGGACTCTTGTGCATCAACTGCAACACAGGTATTGGAAAGCTAAACGACGATAAGAACCTACTGATCTTAGCAGTTCAGTACCTAGAGTCTTACGAGGATCAAAACTAATGGCAGACCCAAGGAGAGACAACGACGCGGCGGTAAAGTTCCTTAGAGCTTGGAGTATGAACGGTCCATGGGCGCTCACAGCCATTGACCCAGACAAGCGCTACTTGGTTGGCGGTCTGTTTCAATCGGACGAAGAGGACAAGCTCCGAGCATGGTTAGACAAGTACGGAGAGCTTGAACAGAATATTTACTTCAGTGTAAACCCAGTAATACCCAGTAAGTTTGGTAATAAAGCCGAGCGCGAGGGCATCGAGCGCATGACTCACTTACACGTAGACATTGACCCTCGTGCTGGTGAGGATCTGGATACTGAGCGAGCGCGCATCTTAAAGCAGATCAACAATCCGCCCGAAGGTGTGCCTAAGCCTAGCGTTGTGATCTTCAGTGGTGGGGGGTACCAAGCGTTCTGGACATTGGACACCCCGGTCGAAATTGGTGGTAATTTAAACAAGGCCGAGGCCGCGAAGCTATACAACATACAACTTGAATTCCTCTTCCATGCAGACGCCTGTCACAACGTGGACCGGGTGATGCGCCTCCCTGGGACCATCAATGTCCCAGACAAGAAGAAGCTTGCCAAGGGTCGCACGAAAATCCTAGCTGAGCTGCTGGAGTTTGACGAAGATCTTAGTTACCCGTTGAGCGCGTTCACCAAGGCTGCCGGTGTACAGGCAACTGGCGAAGACGAAGGCTTCTCGAACAGCGGTAACATAAAGATCAGTGGCAACTTCAAACCTGCCGAGGACATCGAGGAGATTATCAAATGGGCCGAGGACGCAGGCGGCGAGATACCTGACGCAATTTTAATGCTGGTAGGCCAAGGGGATGACCCAGACGACCCAACCAAATACAACGGCGACCGTAGCCTAGCGCTATTCGCCTGCGTGTGTGGATTGGTACGCGCCAAGCTCAGCGACGATCAAATCTACTCCATCATAACAGACAAGACCTGGGAGATCAGCAAGTCTGTACTGGACAAAGGATCAAGTATCGAGCGCTACGCCAAGCGGCAGATTGCCCGCGCTCGCGACCACGCCATAGACAAGAACCTAGCCAAGATGAATAAGCGCCATGCGGTGATTGGAAACTACGGCGGCAAGTGCGTTGTGATCGAGGAGGTGTGGGACGCATTCATGGAGCGCGACAACATGACCATCCAGTCGTTCGGTGCCATAAAGGATAGGTACTGCAACAGGAAAGTGTGCATCGGAGAAGACGCAGACGGCAACAAAAAGTACGCCAAGCTCGGGCACTGGTGGATAGATCACCCAGACCGTCTTGAGTACAACCACATTGTGTTCTCTCCTAATGGAGACGTTGACGGTGCGTACAACCTATGGCAAGGCTTCGCCTGCGAGGCAGTACCAGGGGACTGTAGCTTGCTACTCACCCACATGGAGAAGAATATTTGTGGCGGCGACAAGGGATACTACGAGTACCTGATCAACTGGATGGCTCGCGCTGTCCAATACCCTGCCACTACTGGCGACACGTCTGTGATCCTTCGCGGCGACCAGGGCACAGGCAAAGGTGTAATGATCAACGCACTGGGCGCCTTGTTCGGTCGGCACTACATGCACGTCTCCAACTCCAGCCACCTCGTTGGCAACTTCAACAAGCACCTTCGCGACTGCGTGCTGTTATTCGCAGACGAGGCGTTCTTTGCTGGCGACAAGAAGCACGAGGGTGTGCTCAAAGCTTTGATCACTGAACGATACCTGGCAGTGGAGGCCAAGGGTGTTGACATCGAGCCTAGCCCTAACTTCATCCACTTGATGATGGCTTCCAACAGCGATTGGGTTGTTCCAGTTGGTATGAACGAGCGGAGGTTCTTCGTACTCGACGTGAAGAGCCACCACATGCAGGACACGAAATACTTCAAGAAGATCACAGATCAGTTTAACAGTGGTGGTAAAGAAGCGTTCCTACACTTTCTCCAGTCACGTAATATATCCGACTACAACCACAGAAATATTCCTAAGACGGGCGCGTTGCAGCAGCAGAAAGAACTCTCCATGCTTCCAGAGGAGGCGTGGTGGTACAACAAGCTTGTCACTGGAACTATGATCGATAACGGGGATCAGTGGACGCAGCGCGTGTCCCGTGGACACCTACAGTTCGACTACGTTGAGGCCATGAAGAACGTGGGGCAGCAGAGGAAGAGCAGCCCCACGGTCCTCGGGCGTTTCTTAAACAAGGTCACTCCACCAATGTTTCCGAAGAAACAGCAAGAGGTGATGCAGGACCACATCACCGGAGAAGATCGGATGCTTGCCATATATATGTTCCCAGCGCTGGAGGAGTGTCGTACCCACTGGAATGATCACTTTTTCAAGGGTGAGTGGATAACAGAAACCGTTGAGAAGTCGTCTCCAGCGCCATTCTAGGGAGTCAAGACAGAACATCTCTAATTTTTTGTGTGCCAACACACCAAGGCTCTGTACTTTTAGTGAAATGCGGTAAAGTATACGAACCATGTCTGTATCAGATGCCACGTCGATCACGCCACCCAATGGCGTATCTGTAATCCCCGAGGATACGGGTGAGCACGTCATCGCTCAGATCGCCGCTGCGAAGTCCGAGGATGGCGATCCTAACGAGGCGTTGGCTAAGCTGATTCTAACGTCGCTAAAATCTAGGAGTGGTGGAGATGGTGGCGATGGTGGCGACGGCGGTATCGAGCTTCTGAAAAGCATCAAGCGGCACAAGTGGCTCGCCGGCATCATGGCCTTGGTCCTTGGTCCTGGCGGAATGACGGCGACGTACTATGCGATCCGAGACAGGTCGCTGGCCAACGAGGCGCACGTTAATCAATTGAACGAGAAGCACACTGAGATTGCGCCGAAGATAGAGAAGAACACCGAGGATATCCGTTTGATCAAGGTAGATGTCAGTGGCATCAGCAAATCGGTAAACGAGATGCAGAAGCAGCAAGGGGTTATCGCGCAAGGCGTAGAGTCTCTCAAGCAGGTCAATGTGAACAAGCTTGAGAAAGAGAACGCAAAGCTTGAGCAGAAGATTCGCAGACTAGAGGGCAGCCGATAGTGCAGATCACAGGCGAAGACGACTGGGGTAGTCGTCGCGCTGGATGGAACAACAAGCCTCACGCACCCTTCAGTTACGACGAGGATCGTGAGAAGGATGGCGGGCCGCTGAAGACTTAGAACCGAACGATCTTAACCAGACGCCGCTCGACCTGAGCGAGTGTGCTGGTGCGATGGTTCACCTTGTCGCCGCTCTCGTTGGCTCCAATGCCTTCGTAGATGCCGTTGGCACCCAGGCGCACCATGCGGACGTGATTGAGTCCGCTGTTGATGTTGCCTCGGCTGTACTGAGCCACACCAACATCGTTGGGCTTCATGTCCTCGGGCTCTACCTCGTAGGCTCCAGCGTCCAGCATGTTGCGAACCAGGCCAGGTGCAGACCGGCTTTTGACTGCATGGCCCAAGTCGTGATCAGACAGGACGATCCAGTTACTGATCCCTACAGCACACCAAGCGCCGCCGCCTAGCTTGGGCAGACCTGTACGCTCTCTGATCTCATCGAGGTAAACACCCTCGTTGTTTTTGATCCCGTCACCACCCTTGCCGATGTCGGCGCTGGCATGGGACCAAGCGATCTGGAGGATCGTATCGTCTGGGCATGGCCCAGTGAAAGTCTCTAGCGACTTCCTTGTGTCGGGGCCACACTTGCCATCGAGGGGGTCGAGGCCATGTTCATCCTGCCAGAACAGGGTCATGCGAGAGACATGGGCCATGGTGAGGAGGCCCTTGTTGTACTGACTTAGATTGTATTCGGGTGCTGTGATCATAGGGATTCCTTGCTTGGCTCTACGTCTGTCAGAAGCCATCGCATCTTAACATGTTCGAGGGCGCCCAGACGGGCGAGGAAGTTCATGGTGGGTGTGTACGCCGACGCCACACCACCATCACTCAAGATTCCACAGACCACAATCTCTTGAATCTTACCACTCTTCGCATCTGCGAGCATTTCTTCAAGCATCTGGACGGCAAGCTCGTTGACAAGCGCCGCCTGTGGTTTGATATCCACTACCTCTTTGATCATGTGTTGAGCCAATCTGGTAGGTCCCCGAGGGGTACGGTCTGTCCTGCTAGTTTGTGTGTGCAGTCGCTAATAAATTTGATCGTCCCGTTAGTGACGAACGAGTGGCAGATAGGCTTCGTGGGATTCGAGCTGCCTCGGTTCACCAGGACGGATGGCTTGAACGTAGGCTTCACCAGATCCTCGTTGAACTTCCATGCGTTCGGTGAGGCGTTCGTGGGCAGTGTGTGAACATCGTCGCACCCTGGGCACTGGAAGTGGTAGCCGTAGGTGCTACCATCCTTGTTGACAATCCTGTGAACCTTCTCGGACACGGACTGACTAGACTCTCGGTGGCCAGTCCCAGGACATCTCACTGTGAGATTCGTCGAAGCACACAGAAGTGATCCAGGGCATACTCTCGGAGTCACAGATCAGTCGAAGGTTGACACAATCATCAGAGTGGACTGCCACAACGACAGCTGCGACAGGATTGCCCAGCTTGTGATCGTTGTAGTCCTCTGGATGGTCCGAGGCCATGGGGTAATAGTGAACGATTCGTCCGATGGTAGGTTTCATGATTAACGTCTCCGTTTCGTGGGCGTCTTAGGTTTTGCCTTCGGCTTTGGCTTTGGCTTCGACGCCAAGCTGCTCATGGCAGAGGCTTTCGTCCTCGCCTCGGCAGCTCGCTTCTTCTGCTCAACCACCAGCTTCGCCGCAGCTTTCTTGGCAGCAGCCAGGCGAGTAGGATCCGATTTGATCGCGGCAGCCTCGGCCACAGTGTGGGCATCGTTCTCGGCTTGCCATACAAGTTCTTGCTTTGTTGTCATGCTTAGAATGTACCTCGAATGCCTGCGCCTAGTCGAGCCTCAATGCTCGTAGAGCCCCGCATCCGTAGTAGGCCAACGTTGGCCTCCGCGAACGCAGAGATGCTGTTGGTGAGCCTGGAGGAGATGTCTCCGTGCAGACCAGCCCGTGTCACGCCAGCGGCGTGAAGCATGTACGCCTGAAGATCGAACTCAGTGGTTCCCACTGGCAGATCATCGGCGCGGTCGAGCCCTTCGCGGACCCTGCTCAACATGCCGTTGGTAGCAGGGTCCAGATTGATAGCGGAGGGGGCTAGTCCTTTGGGGGCAGCGCAGCCGTCTTCATGTCAGCGAGAGTCGCTTCCACTTGGGTGCCAAGCCAGCTATCGATGGAGCCACCGATGCCAAGGATCTTCGTCAGACGTTTGATCCCTTTCATGCCCCAATTCTCTTTGAGCTTGGCGATGGCTTTCTTTTTGGCTTCGGCTTTCTCTTCGTCGGTCCACTCGCCATCTTGGCCAGCGTCCTTGAGAGCCTCCACGTAGGTGGCGTTCACCTCAGTGATCACAGCACGAATCTCTTGGCCAAAGGACAGGACCATCTCTTTGATGCGTCCGCTTTTGATCTTGTCGGCTAAGAATCTGTAGTAGAGCCAAGCGAGAGCGCCGAGCACAGCAGCCACAGCGAGGGGACCGTATTCGATATATAGTTCTTGCATAGGCCCAGCCTATACCAGAACTGATTGCTTGACAACCAGCCCGAAATGGAAAAGGGCCGGGCTCGAACCGGCATCTCCATGGGATCAGAGTCCCTGGCGTAATATCCTCACCATTCCATGGATGGCGTTTCTCTACGACCTAATCAAAATTGATGAAGAGCTTGCCCCATCTCCCCGTGGACTCCCAGTTGAGCCTACCCGCGTATCCCTTCGTGGAGAGCCTGGGAATCGAACCCAGTTCCAAGCCTTGCGCTTGCGCGCCCTAGAGCCTGTCGAAGCCAGAAGCCCCCCTGATGACACGAGGATTTACTCCCCTTTGTCCCCACCCCCAAAAACGGTGGGGCCAGGCGTGTGCCGTCGCCAAAGTTTATGGAATGGTTCGCCAAGCCAGCATGAAGTAGGATATCCCAGCACTAAAGATCCACGGCAGCGCCGCAAGGACGATGACTGCGCCGAGGGCGCCCCAGACATCCGTGATCTCGCTTTGTTTAGACTGCGCCATTGGCTTTCAGTTGTGCGAACGCACGCTCGCGGACAAAGGTGCTCATGCCATAGCTGGCAGGGTTTAACATGTTGTCGATACAGTGATCGGCGTAAGCCTGCTCAAAGACGTTCCACATGTCGGGCTTCATTCGCACGTACACGATGGTGTCGCCAGCACGCTTCTGTAGCGATAGCTTCTTGCGACCGTCAAGGGCAAGTTCGATCTCGGCTTTGGAGGCTTTGGACTTCGCCGCCGCAGCAGTGTGCTTCTTAGTGACCCCTCTTACAACTTTGGCTTTGGGGATCTTTGTTTTGGATTTTGACTTCGCCATAATTCTTAACTTATCATCGTGCTTTACAGGTGTCAATCGATTATGCCTGCCAGTTGTAAAGAGAGTGTTTCCACCAACCCTTCTAGTTCTGCGATTCGTTCTGGTGCGTCTGCGAGCTGCTCTTCTAAATAGGCTATGCGTATTTGGTCATCGTTGTCTCTCAACAGCTCGGTGCGCTCGTCGTGAACGTCTCTTGCGTAGTGCTTATCCTCAAGCTTGTATATGTATCTCTTGCCAGCGGTGGTGAATGGAGATTCTTTGGACTCCATCAGCGTTGGGAGGTCCTTGACCAGCCTGCGCTCACCGAAGACCGACCACTCCTCGGGTTCCGCGGGGACCTGGGCAGGGATCTGATCTGCGGCGCGTCCTATCTGGTGGGCCAGGCTAAGCCCCTCCTCAGAGGGTCTGCCATGAGGGCCTCTAGCGCGGAGGGCTACCAGCATAGCCCGTCGCCTCTCTGCCATCACGCCAGCTCGGTAGCCCTTATCGTACTCGGACACCTTAGCAGAGCTTCAGGTTGGTCTGGTTCGTGACCACTTCAGGCGGGGCAATCCGCTCAAGAAGCTGCGGCAATACACCGTCGATCAAGAACTGTGCAAAGCCTGTTGTCTGCATGAAAATGAATCCATCACAAGGCTCTTCAAGCAGCTCGTCAAGAACATCCGACGCATCTTGCCCACTGGGCAAGATGTCCCCGTGAGAGTCGATGCTGGCAATTAGATCTTCAATGTGTTGGAACGCGCCTATTGACACAGGTCCAATGATCTCCTGCAAAGCCTTCCGAGTTCGATCCTCGTCGAAGATAAGAGCATCCTGCCCGAGCATCTTGGATACGAGCCAACTCGGGGTGTTGGCGCAGAGGAATTCCTCGAACGTCTTCTGTCCCCACTGATCTCTGTTAGGCCACTGCCCTGAGATGGCGACACCTCCAGCGGAGATCATTAGTAGGCCCATCGAACTCTCTAATGCGACATCAGCCGCCAACTCTTCTACGCCATCCTCTGTATCAGCGTGGATGTGCATGTGGAAAATACGTCCGGTAACTTCAACTATCATTGCGTGGTCTCCTCAATAGTGTGATCTTTACTTTGGTTCGGCCCTTATGGCCAATGGCTTTCGCCAAGTCTGGGGTTAGATCGGCGCACCCTTTGTACTTGCCGACACGTTCGCGATACTTCCGAGAGTTGAACCAGTTGCCGTCTGCATCTACCTTGCCGTAGGGACCTCGGTCAAGGACCACTCCGAAGGCAGACTGTTTGGTTTTCACGTCTGTGATCTTGATGCGTGCCCCCATTGGCCAGGTCCGGTGAGCGATGCCCATGTCGCCTGGGCGCACTGGCCTCTTGTAAAGGATCGTGGGCGTCCGTCCCCCGTACTTGTCACCGATGTGTCCGAACTGCGTGGACATACAGACCTGGGTCCTTGGCTGGTGGAGGGCTAGGAAGATTTGTAGTATCAAGATCATTTGATCGTCGCCTCAAACAGTTTTCGTCGGAGCTTGGTGAACCGTGGCAGCTTGGCTTCGTCCATGATGACGTAGGGATACTTTTCGCCTTCATAGGGGCAGGGTACACCAAACTTCATGTCACGGATCATTCGTTTCAACCTTGCGGACTTTCCACCCCTACGCATCTCGGGCAGGATGACCCGCTCCCACCTATGCTGGTTCATGATGAACTCGTGGTGCGCCTCACGCTGAGCAGTCTCTTCCAACAACTGATCTAGCATCTCGAAGGTGAGCGGCCCCTGGTTATGGTCGGCCAGCTTAATCCCTGGGGCCAGGCTTGGCAGCCCTAAGAAATCACCAGGCTGGTCGGCTCCTACTGGGCAGTCAGGTCCATGAGGGTCAAGGCCCAGGCCGCAACCTGGGCAACCGATTGTACCTTCCTCCCCCACTACTTCAGCATCTCAATGCACTGGGCAACAGTATACGTGTGTGATCCTACTTGGTCGATGGCCGTGATGGTGGCACTGCGCAGAGACTTGTTAAGGTTCGCAGTGAGAACTTTCTTGGCCCACTCGCGAGTGTCCTTTGTCCATGGACCAGCTTCGTCTTCCCCGTTGCCGTAATCCCCTGCAAAGGCGCACTCGAAGGACTCCATCAACTCATCCACCCTAGCATCGAGCCAGCTTCCCAAGACGGGCTTGGGATTATGGGCGAGGACTAAAAGGTCACCTAGTCGTTCGAATTGAGCCTCTATGGAATCTTCTCGATCCCAGCCGCATTCCATCCGGTGACGGATTGCCTCCACCACTGTTGGGTAGATATGCCCGTGGTAGTAGTCGCCGCATGTGTAGAGCTTTGCGTCGTTGTATGCTTTGGTGTTCATAGGCTTCGGCTCCTTACTAATTCTCTGAGCTTGGTGGTGACATACTCTGCCACGGAATCAGGGGTTCTACAATCCATGACATTGGTCTCTACCCAGAAGTCCAAGGTTCCGTATACGTGCATGATCTGCTTCTTCAATGCCAGCCGTCGATGCCGCTCCCGCTCGTACAAAGCCTGCCACCGCTGGCACTGCTTGACCAGCTTTGTCTTCTGCTCGACACCATCGCTCCGCACTGGGCAGTCAGGTCCATGTGGGCCAAGGCCCAGGCCGCAGCCTGGGCAACCGATTGTACCTTCCTCGCTCATGTCACCATGTGGATGCACTCTTCCACGCTGAACGTGTGTGATCCTACCTCTTCGCAGGCGTGAGTGACCGCACTGCGCAGAGACTTGGTGAGGTTAGCGACGAGAACCTTCTTGGCCCAGTCGCGTGTGGAGTCTGTCCAAGGCTCAGCCTCATGATCATTGCAACCATGCGTCTCGTTGAAACGATCCTCGAACCGCTCCATCATGGTGTCAACCTCGGAGGCGATCCACTCTGGGCTGATTGGTGTCGCCGCGTAGGCATGGACTGTGATTGGGCCAATGCGTTCGCACTGCTCCTTGATAGTCTCGTCCTCTTCCCAGTCGCGCTCAAGAGCCTCGACAACTGCCTCGGGCCAGTCCGTGGTGGTGATGTACTCACCGTCTGTGCAAGTGTAGAGCTTCGCGTTCTTGAATTCTGGTGTCATCGGGTTGCCTTCCGTAAGATGTCTCGAAGTTTGTTGGATACATACTCTGCCACGACTTTGGCCTTGGGGTCCACTATACACCCAGTCTCCATCCTAAAGTCCAAGGTTCCGTATACGTGCATGATCTGCTTCTTCAATGCCAGCCGTCGATGCCGCTCCCGCTCGTACAAAGCCTGCCACCGCTGGCAGGATTTGATCAGCTTTGTTTTCTGATCGGCGGGGGCTTTCACAAGGTTGCTGTTAAGCTCCTCAAGCCGTTGAGCCAATCTGCGGATTTTGATGTCGGATCGATAGTTCGCTTCCTTCTCACGCAGCTGCGACTCTTCGAGCCTCTTGGTGAGATCAAGTACGCGCTCCTCCAAGTGAGTTACGGTAGCCGCTAGGAACAGGTTGCACGCCTCCTTGTCATGATCTAAAAGTGACCTGTATACGACACCCTTCTCGTCTTCGTAGTCCAAGACCTCTTTGCATTCACCGCATCGCGTATGTACTCTAAGGTTCATACTCACCGGCCTGTTCCATGATCTCTATGATGGTGTCGTCCTCGATGCAACGCTCCGCTTTCTCAACGTCACCGTTGTTGTGCTCGGCTGCGAAGATCATCACGAAGTCACAGAAGTCCATCGTCTTGACCTCGTTGTCCTCGTCGGTGGCGTACTCCACCTTGCTCTCGAACTCCACCTCTGGACCCTCCTCTGGGTAGCAGTCCTCGGGCGCGGCGTGATACTTCCCTGGGATTGGTCCTTGGAAGTAGGAGACATGTACCGTGTACGTTGTGTCCTCAATGACAAACTCTTTTTCATTCATGATTTGAACTCTATCTAGGTAGTCGTTTGAAGTGCCACACTTCACACACTGGTTTACGTTCTGGGTCATCCGAGCAGACAGCGTTGTCATACAGATCAATGCAGTATGTGATCTCAGACTGTCTGTCCTCTGGAGAGTTGGTACAGTCATACATATCGCAGTATTCTTTTACGAAGTTGCCGTTGCAGTAGTCACCAGACCATTGTCCATCCTGTACTGGAATCAGCGGCTCGCAGCGCATGATGTAATCGCACCAGGAGTCGAAGACTTCTACAAGCATGTCCTCCTTGGTCTCATAGCGATCAATGTTGTCCCCACACGCCGTGAGGGCAATGAGTGTGCTTAGCGTAAGTAGTAATCGTCTCATGATGACTCCAGTATACCACACGCTTGACAGATGTCAATCATCTGGTGGAAATAGCGTGTCCCAGGCGAGGCATCCGAAGAATGCTATGAATAGCCACGGCCAGACGATGCTGTACTTGAGCTGCTCACGCTTCGGCATGGCCGTGCCATTCGCTACGCTGTAGATCAAAAGTCCAATACCTGTGTAACACAGGCCGATGACTATCAGGGAGATCAATCAGTCTCCGGTTTTTCCATCGGCTGAGTGATGTCGTTGTCAGTGCTCTCGGCTTCGTTAGTCACCTTGACCGTGTGAACGTAGTAGTTCTCGTCGTCCAGGTTCATCAACAGCCCGCGCTCCACCTTCTCTGCCTTGCGCTCTGTCATCGGACCCATCGTCTTGACAGGCTCGTTCGTTTTTCTATCTACAATCTCTACCATGTAACTCATCGATCCATCTCCAAGAGTAAGTCTTCCATCCAACGCAGTGCCACGGCTGCTACCTGTGAAAGCTCAGCCAGCAGTTCCTTGTCTGTCTCGTCTTGCATGGCCTTGGCCACCTCGCCCACCTCTTCAGTGAGCACAGCGAGTCGTCTGTCCATCGGCAAAGGACCATCACCCCAGAGTTTGATCTGCCGGTGACGCTCCATGGCAATTCGAGTCTTGGCATTGTTCCGAGCCGCGAGCCTGGTAGGTGGGTTGCCCCGCTTCAGCTCAGCCGAGGGTGGGACCGACAGGAGATCGGCGCAGCCGATACACCTCCGATGCGCCCTCCCAGGCACAGGGATGTGAAGGACGCCGTGCTGGCAGTACGTGCTACTCACAGAAGTTCTCCATCACGTCGCAACCTCTTCCATTCCTTTAGATAGGCTTTCTTACTGGCTATATCTCCAAATTGCATCATTTGCAGTACCTCTGTCTAAGCATGGCCGCATCAGCGTCTAGTACACTTAAGATATTTTGCTGATCGGTTGCGCAGTTATTAGACATAGCGCCCTTTGGTGCGTGCCGCAATCCGAGTACGTGCCCAAGTTCATGAAGAATGATACAGGCTTGGGTGTTCGTATTCCCTGGTCTGCTGATTAGAATCTCAAAGGTTTCTTCACCACATGCGTAAGCCGTGGCTGCGTGTCCCCACTCGTCATCCGGTCGCCACGCATCACCACAAGGCGTACCGTCGTCGCTCTTGACTAGAATGTCGTCACCCTGCACCAAGAACTCACAGCCTGTGTACCCATTGATTACGTCCATAGCTGCTCTGGTTTCATCCCCGAAGTCATCCATGACGCTCACGCCTATTGTGATCTTGGCAGGCCCAGGGCCTTTGAACACACCAATCATGGCGATGACAATGGCTGTGGAGAGGATCGCAAAGGCCCCCATGACTAGGTAGTATCTGATCTTATTCATTCTCATTAGGTTGTTTCCAATCTTTGGATGGGGTTGTACCGTCGCAGTGTCCACAGCGTGTGTCACCGTTAGGTCTTCGTTCTCGTGATGTTCCGAAGGGATCAATCTGTTGGCACAGTGGGCAGATTCCGTAGCCCTGGAAGGTCTTTCCCTCGGCGCGTGCCGCTCGCCTGGCCTCGACACGCTCGATCACCCAGGCTTTGCCTGGCTTGAAGTCTGTCCTGGTCATAGTACCAGTCCGTAGGGAAGTATCTCTGGTTCACAGATCTCGAATGGCTCTTGCAGATCAGGGTGGTCCATGTCCCATGGCCATGTGCTGTTCTCTTCACCAGACATGTACTCTCTCCCCAGGTCATCCTTGAACGCCTCGTGACAGGCCAGGTTGTGATCGTGTTCCTGCTCGGCCATGTAGTAATCCATCGTCGCCTGGGTCCTCCCCATCTCCAGCTCCATCTCGGAGAAGGTGTGGCCGCCGATGCAAGTGAACTGGTGCTTATCCCCCATGGACGTTCTCCTCGAACCACTTGCGGACTTGGGACTTTATGATCCAGGTCCAACCGTATGCGCCGCTGGTTAGCTGAGCCACAGCTTCGTTGATGCGTCGATCTCTCGCTTCTGGGTAGAATCGCAGATAGAAGTTGATTCCGTGGGCGTAGGCTTCCCGCTCGAAGCGGTACCGGAAATAAGCGAAGAACAAAGGTAGGGGCAAGAGCATGTAGCAAATCCCATAGGGAATGTATCCCAGCCACACGTATCCGAGTCCCCACTTCTTTGCTTGTTTGATGTGTACTGTCTCATGCTCGATCACTTCTGCCACACCGAGTGGCCATTTGATCATACCGTCGTAGTAGCTCTTTGGTACACCCACGATGTTGCCGAGGGTGGTGTAGTATCCGTCGAGGAAGGTCCGGTTTGATCCGAAGGTGAGTATCATCACTGCCCAGTGGAGTGCAACCCAAAACCGCCCTGTCTTGGCGACGATTCTGCCGCCCTCTGCCGAGAGCTTCATGAGGGATGCTGCGAGTACGACCTTCTGTTCCTCGATGGTCATTGCTCACGGTCCATCTTATTGAGTCGTTTGGCAAGCTCTCTGTGGAACACACGCTCCTCAGAGAACGGACTCTTCTTCAGTGCGTCTACATCATACGTCTTCAACCACCCATGCTCTACGGTAGTGGCGATACAGAACAGGGGGTCTTCTGCAATCCGCAGAGCCCGGTTGGCGTTCATTGCAATGCTGCTAATCTCAAAACTCCAGTCCTGTGGCGCATAGGTCAATGGATCGAAGTTGTGCTTTAGCGCTTCCGCGAACATGGGGTCGTCGGAAAGATCAACTGCCAGGAGAGATGCTCCCGCGTCGGCATGTTCGCGTCCGCACTGGCACTTGTGCGGGGTGGCATTCTTCAGCATTCTGCGAATGCACCGATGGCAGGTGACGTGGTACGGATCATTGACCCTAGCCTCTACCTTGCTAGGATCCTCGTCACACAGTTCATAGTAGTGGTGGTCTGTATCTGTGATCATTAGTAGTTGTCCCCTTCACCTTGTTGGTACTTCGTCGCGGCATAGCGCCTGGCGATCTCATTCGTAGGTGGGATCTGCGCCACAATCTTTTCGATCCTAGCCAATGCCACTGGCTTCAGATCCTCCGGTAGCATGTTCATCACCACTTCCACGGTGGCGGATAGCCTGTGTGCAATAGACATCTCCATCGCACACACAGCAGCCTGCATTGAGATCCTTTGGTCATTGATCTTCTTGCGAAGCTCCTCGTCGTTCTTGACGTAGGTCTTTAGCTGCTCCGTAAAATTTGCCTCAAGCCGCGCCAGCCTTTTGTCTATTCCGTAGGTCTCAAGACTCATTTTCGTTGGCCTTCCGAATACTTTGTAGCAGTGGACTGGGCTTCCTGCGCCCCTTGTTAATCTTAGAGATGGTGCTCTGTCGCCCAGCTTCGCTGGTACTCAGCGCAATGTCCAGTAGCATATCCAGCTTGGATTCCATCTCATAGAATGCCTGGTCCCTGGCGAACAGCCGCTTGCTGAGATCGTGCTCGGCTAGCTGGGAGTGCTCCAATAGCTTCAAGGTCCTCTCGTGCTTGGCCTGTAGCTCCTGCCACTCTTGCTCGGTCGGTCCTTGGACCGTCCCGTCATCGTGCGAGTACCCGCATCGTCGGCAGAGTCTGATCATACTCGCTTGCTCGGGTCCAGCCGCATCACCACTTCATCGAGTAGTGAGTAGGCTGGCTCTGTCATGTCCAGGTCGCCCATGAGGTGCTCCTCGATTAGTGCTGCGATATGGCTGTCGGACAAGAGCCTTAGTTCTTTCGACGTGTCGGCGGCTTGGAACAGCCTACGCACCATCTCCACACGAAGGTTCGCTTTATGTTCTTGGTCGTCGGCCATCTTGCTTCGTCTCCCCTGGTCGCCCGAGAGCATTCCATGCAAGTGTGTATCCTGGGGTGCCTTGCCCAAACCTCTCCATGGCTAGGCCGTACACGGTAGTGGTCATCGCCTCCTTGGTCGGGTGCGTGGTGAGGTGTGCTTGCATGGCCCGCAGGTAGAGCCCAGGGGCAGGGTGTCTGCCATACGGAGAACTGAGGTGTATGATCTCCCCCAACGCATCATCAAACGTCAGCGTTGCGTTGTCCGGTGGCCACTCGTCCTGACGTATGGCGTCCAGCAAATCTTGAACGCTCGTGAAAGGCTCAATGGTATCCGGGTACTCCTGGGAAAGCTCCAAGGACACTAGCCCGATGTCGAGTAGGTACCTGGCCTGCTCCCAGTCTTTGATCTTCTTCTGCGCAGCGTGCTTGTCGGACAGGGCAGCCTTCAAGTCCTTACCCATTGCTTCGAGCTTGGTCTCTAGCTCACCTACATGCCGGGTGTCTGTGATCGACTTGGACTTGAGACGCTTGATCGTCTCCTCCAGCTTGGGCACTACGTTCTTACCAACGAGGGTGATGTCCTTCATCTGATCCACAGGAACCATCTTGTCGGCTGCCTGCATTGTAATGATGTCGCTCATAGACTGTGGCGTGGTACCACCATAGGCCATGGCTAAGTTCTGCCCCTTGCGAATCTGGTAGGCTTCCTTGAGCTTGGTAGGATCCTCAACCAGCCCGTTGTACATGTCTTTCAGTTCTTCGTGGAAGGTGCGAGTCTCGTCTAGCATCCGAACCAGGGTGGCGATGGTCTTAGGATCTTCTTCATTGTCATCGTCATCATAGGCTTCTCGTGGCAGCGCGTTCCACACCAGAGATGCGTCATCGGACGACTCCCCAACAGGCCCCTCCATGGAGCATCCATGGCAAAAGGCGTAGTGGTATCCATCTTCGGTGACTTCGTAGGAGATGTTGGTGGTCAGGCATTCTTCGTTCGGACAGTGTTCTAGTGCCATCATCGTCGCAAGCTCCCATCTAGCATCGCTCGGATGCTGTTCTTGACGCTGCTTGGGAATGTCCCGCCCAGCATCCATTTCAAATAGCCCTTCTGGAGATAGGCTCGTGTCCCTTTGTGGGTACCGAACCCGAAGATCACTTTCCCTGCATCGTCCCAGAGGAAGTGGTTGGTGATGCCGACGAACTGGTGTCGGTCGGGCTCACAGATGTCGGCCAGCTCTTCCCAGCTGGCACCACCGAGTCCCCACTTGTAGATCATGGCCTCTAGCACGTCGCTAGCAGCCTTCACGTCCACGTCGGCAGCGTGAGCACCAGAGAGGGGCTTGCCCACGAACCTTTGGTGCGCAGACTCCAGGTTGCGGGGCTCCATCTGATACCAGAGCTTGAGCGGATCAACGATCAGCTTCTTCTTGAAGTCCAGCGTGATTGCGCATCGCTCGAACTCCTCGGAGATCATAGCGATGTCAAAGCCAACGTTGTACCCGATGATGACCTCGGCCTCATCGAAGTATGGCTTGATGTCGTCGGCCACCTCAATGAACTTGGGGCAGTCCTTCAAGTCATTCATCGAGATACCATGCACAGCCTCGGCTTCTGGACTGATTGCGATCTTGGGCTTGAGTCGCCAGGCGAGGCTGCGCTGGTCGTCGCCCATGATGCACAGCTCGATCACTCTGTCGGTGCTGGTGTCTACGCCGGTTGTTTCTGTATCGAATGTAAGTGTTTTCATGCTTTTGCTTTACCAGTTAAGGGGTCACAGCCCCTAGAAATTCTTTTGCGGATCGTAGCCGGTGATGATCCCGTTAGCTCTGCGATCTGTGCGACGGTCAGGGGGATTCCCAGTACGTCAACATGCGTGGAGAGTTTGGCTAGGTGACATTTCCTACTACAGAACTTTCTCTTGCGGAAGTTCTTAGGCTTCTCGTTGCTCCGCTGAGAGAACTTCTTTCCGCATCGTTCGCAGGGCTTCTCAGGCATCTTTCTTCTTGCCTGTTATTGGATCAAGACCCTTCTTGAAACGTGCTTAACTGGAAGACTCGCCCCGCAAATTACACAAGAGTTCTCCCGTCCAGTCATTCCTTATCAACGACTTTGATTAACGGTTTACCATTTCGCAAACGGTGGGCAATCGTATTACCGGACACCCCTTCTATCTTTGCAATTTGTTTTACGGTCAACTGCATTCCATTTATGTTATGTGTGGGAGTAAGTATTTTTATATAACACTGCTTGCCACATGTTTTACGCAGTGTGAAAGCATGTGATTTTTCGTCACTACGCCTGGTAAATAACTTGCCACAGACTTCACAAGCCTTCTTAAAAAGAGGTTTCGTAATGAGTAATCTACAACACTCAAGACTGCATGTCTTTCGACCTATATACGCATTAGCCCCCTCATTGCGCCGCTGCTTAAAAATCCCCAGACAGTTCTCACATTTTTTAGATGTGGGGACATCCCTCTTTTGGGATGCGTGACTACATGTAAGGCTGCATGTCTTACGTCTGAGATAGTTGACAGCCCGCTCCCCATAACGACGAGAAAAAGAATCCCCACAGGTCGAGCAGGTTTTAGTGGGGGGTGTTTTTAGAAGCTGTCGAGGTGCTTTAGATCCAGACGGTCTAGATCTAAGCATGTGTCCACAAGACTTACTACAAGTCTTCCTTGGAAGGTACGCATAGTTGTCCTCTCCTTTACGGCGTGTAAAAGACACGCCGCAGTTTTCACACACCTTAGAAACTGGAGCCTTTTTACGATTAGTTATTGCCGATTTTAAATGTTTGCAAGTATTGCTACATGTTTTTCTCTGACGAAAACGACAGGGTGACTCTCCCGATCTTTTTACAAACGGCTTGTTGCACACACAACAATTTATCGAGCCCGGGGTGACGTGGGTGGCAAGTGCGTACTGACAAATCTTGCTACATGTCTTACGGCGTCTGTAGTTGTAAGAACTTTCTCCACTCCGCTTGGTGAGCGTGTCCCCACAATTCTCACAGAGGTAGAGTGGTCTTGGCTTACCTCCCATACTTCGACTCCACGAGCCCATCTACCCAGGATGGGGGTGCGTTTACTTCCTTGGCAATCCTCCGAGCGACTACTAGGTATGCTGCTTTGGCATTGTCGAGCTTGGCGCGAGTGACCTGCTCCAGCTCCGCTTGCAGTTCTTCTCGCACCTGGGCTGGGGTCCTGATTGGTTCATGCTCGTGGCCACACTGCTCACAGATCAGAGAGCCTCGCTCCAATACAGCATCACACTCTTCGCACGCACGTACCCTGGGTTCGGTATCTTTGTCCGACTCTTTGACACCTTCCTTGAGGCCCCACTCAATGTCGTCCCCTGGAATGATGTCCAGGCGAGTGACGTTGTTGCCATGATCAATGACGATAGGACGTGAGTTTTTGTAGCGACGTTGCCCACGCCCAGCCATCTGTATGAAGAGGCCCTTGCTCTTGGTCGGCCTGGCGATGATCACTGCATAAAGTTTAGGTAGGTCCCAGCCCTCGGTGAGAATACCTACGTTGCAGATCACTTCGACGGCCCCAGAGGATAGGTCCTTGATACAGTTGGCCCTGTCTTCTGCTGGTGTGTGGGCATCAAGGTGCATCGCTGGGATTCCGTTCCTTAGAAACTCGCTCACGAGACGCTTAGAGTGGGGCACTGTGCAAGCGAAGACTACCTTCGGCTTGTTTGTAGCGAGTCGAATCGCCTCCTCAACAACCCTACCGACAAGGAACTTTTTGTCCACAGCCTTGGACATGCTGGCATTGGAGAAGTCTCCCTTAGATGTACGCGCACCCTTCAGTCCTACTCGGACCAGCTTATCGATGTCACTTGGCGTGGACCAAGTGACAGGCTTGGCAATGTACTTCTGCTTCTGAAGATCACTGTACTGAGCGACGTTGTAAAGGACATTGAAGAAGTCTCCGAGCCCCTTCTTGTCGGACCTGCATGGCGTGGCTGTTAGTCCTAGCACCTTGGCCCTTGGCCGTTGCTTAACAATGTCCTGGTAGCTATCGGACGCGACCCTGTGCGCTTCATCGAATACGATCAGGGTCACACCCTTGGGCACACCTCGCGAGACAATTGTTTGGACGCTGGCCACCTGTACTCGGGCCTTTTTGTTCACGCGCTCCTGTCCATGGAGCTGCTCCTCCTGGTCCATGAAGATACCAACGTCGAGCCCTAGTCCCACTAGGGACTTGTAGGCTTGGTCAATAAGCTCGTGCCGGTGGGCTACCCAAAGAACTTTCTTGTACTCAGGTGACGCCCTGACGAGCAAGGAGGCAATCACCGTCTTGCCAGCGGCAGTGGGTGCCACGGCCAGGACTTTCTTTGACTCCCTCAACGCCTTTCGTAGATTCTTTACAGCGCGTTGTTGGTATGGCCGCTTTCCAATCTTCATGCCTGAAGTATAGGCGAAGGCTTGCTATCTGTCAAGCGCTGTCTTGACTTGTCTCGATTGAACCCGTCGATGATATTCTTGTTAGCCCGTTGCCGTTGGAACAGTCGCTTGTAAGAAAGGTGTCTCTTGTGCCAAGTGTTTTGGTAGAACTCGTATTGCCAATCGTCTAACCACCCCCGACGATATGCGTAACTCTGAGTGGCTGCGTTTACAGCATAGCTATCATCGAACATGATCTTCTTTATGTTCTTGAACATGGCCGACGTATTCGTTCCAAGGAACCGCTTTATACAGACGTTTCCGACCTCGGCGGTTGATTCGGTTATGTAATTTCTAATTACACATATCTCAACGATGGGGGTGTGGGTGCAAAGACAGGACAATTGTTCCCCACGATCAAGCATGTGGATGTACAGCAATCCCCACTCACTCGCTGCATTCTTCCAGGTCTCTGCCTGGGATAACGCTATGATCCGATGTTGTAGAATCTCGAACTTCTTCATATATATTATCTTACGACAATGCTTGTCGTGTGTCAAGCATACCCGCTTGAGTCCTACTGAGTCCTATGGGGTTGGCTACAGTTCGCTTGAGTCCTATTGAGTCTCTTTAACTAGGATAGCGACTTGCGTGCTGCCCTTCTTGCCAGGGCTGTGAACCTGCCTGGTCAAGTGGTAGTTGCCACACACCACACACCAGTAGACAGCCATGCGTTTCAACGAGGGATCTTTGGACTCCTCAAGCAGCCTAGAGCCTGTCTCGACAGCCTGATCGTAGCTCAGTTTATTCTTGCCCGTGCAACCATCCGTGGCATCGGCTCTGATCTTCTTGGTCTTGTTGACTGCCTGCCGGTGCTTCACCTTGTTGTGGTTGGTCGGTGGGATGCGCTTAGACTTAGGCTTGGCGTGCTCCGCATACTTCTTGTTACGACGCCTTCGACTCGGAGAAGTGCTAGTGGCCTTCTCTGGGATGCTATCCTCGGTCAGCATCTCAACTGGTGCAAGCTCCTCCTGCTCGGGGTCCAGGCTTATTATGCAAGGACCTATCTCTTTGATCTTTTTAAGCTGTTTGTTGAGTAGCCCAGCTAGGTTCTCTAGCTTGTTGCGCTCAGGCCCTCCCTCTTTCTTCTTCTCATGCACAGCGTCTAAAAGAGTTTGTAGCGCTTTGGTGAACTCCTTGGAGGCCCTCGTATATTCGTCAAACATTATTTTCGTACCCATCGGTGGATGGTGTGAGGTAGATCAGTTCTGGTGGCCCTGGCGTATGGATAAAGAGCGCCCTCCGCACGTCAGGTAGCGGGAGGTAGAACTCAACTAGCATCAGTCCTTCGGATACCGTGAGCTGTAGGTGGGGCCGTAGTACATCGGGGGCTTGGCGAACGCGGCTTGAGTGGTGGGTTGCCTGCCCTGGCACGCTCGGCCATGATCTCAGCAGTACGCATCTCCAGCGCTGAGTAGTCGATGTTGGCCCATAGGAACCCGTCCTTTGGACTACCCATAGGACGACACAATGTGCCACTGGGGTACTGCACCCTTGAGATCAATGCCGGTGGTTTCTGCGAACTTCTTTAGGGTGTCGTCCCACGCTGGAACGACTTGTGTCAGCGCGTTACCGATAGTGATCGGGCTGTCCCAGTCTCCGCTCATGCAGGCGTTGGGATGGTTGATGCAAATGAAGTAGCAGGGCTCCTCGTCGAATCCCCAGCTCCCCAGCTTGATGTCAAGTTCTTTGATCTTGTCCCAGATCTCTTTGTACTCCATCTTGCTATGATCTATGCC